GTGGCCGACGCCAGCGGTACCGGCCGGGTGCACGTCGACAACGGACACCACGGAGCCGGAGGGGATGTGTCCCAGTCCGGCCCCGTGGCCCTCGGCGTTCTCCAGCACGTACGACTCGCCCTTGGTGGGGCCGAGCGGCGCGAGAGTCTTCATGGGATGGGGTCTCCTTGGACCGTCAGTGCCAGATGTAGCCGAGGGAGTCGAGGTGGTCGTAGAGGGCCTTCGGCGCCTTGTAGCGCACGCCCTCCTCGAAGTCGAAGTGGTTGCCGTGGCCGAAGGTCATGTTCTCCAGCGAGGTGTTCACTCGGAACTCCCGCATGGGGGTCTCGACCTCGACGGCGTCGGACACCTCGATGGCGGCCGGAGCCGGGGCGGGGCGCATGTCCTTGGGGACGACCTCGTGAACGGTGTCGTCACGCTCGGCTGCGGCCTGGGCGTTGATGAGGGCGATCTCGTTCTCGCGCGCCTTGATTTCCTCGGCGTGCTCCTTGGCGAGAGCGGCCTTGTTGCGACCCGTCAGGTCACCGGGACGAGCGACATTGCGTGCAGGCATTATGAATTCTCCGGGTTCGGGACTCGTTTACGTGAAGCGGTACTACTCTAACGAGGAAGGGGAGCGGTTCTGGTAATCCAGAAAACCGCTCCCCTAACCCCGTGGACTAGCCGGTTACCGCGAGTACCAACTCAACTTGGATTCCTTTCGGAATCGCAGGCTCAGTTGGTCTCCGCGATGAGGACGGCCTGGTCCGTGATGAGGCCGAGACCCCAGATCGCGTACCACGCCAGGGCGTGCTCTCGGCCGAAGTCGAGGATGCCGCCGTCGCGCAGTTCGACCGGCAGCGAGATCGCGTGGCCGAATGCGTTGTCGCCCAGGAAGATGGACTGGTAGACCGTCTTTCCGGAGGCGTTGGTGACCTGCTTGACCTGCGTGGTTTCGATGAACCAATCTGTTACCCCACACCTGCTGGTGTGTGGACCGGTCATTTCTGCCGGTCTCTCACGCTCTCACGTGAGGTCGGACTATATCTTCACCCCACTGGAGTGGGGGCCACGTACATAGTCTCTGAACCTTCCCCAGTTAAGGGGCTCGGCTGCTGATTGTCCCTACCCTCAAGTTTTCGAACCGTCACGCTCAGACTTTCGTCTCACGTTGTGGTCTTGAGGTCTAGCAGGAGTTCCCAGCAATTCTCGCGGTTTTACACGCTACTTACGCAGCGAGGTGGCACTCATCTACCACGTCGTTCAGGCGGCCGATCTCACCGAGCATGAAGTTGCCCGGGGCCGCGTACTTGGTGACCTCGATGAATTCCGGGTCATCACGCAACTTGCGGCTCTGGTGCGGGTGGACGAAGCAGACGTAGGTCTCGCCCAGACGCGGGACGTTCTTCGTGGCGAGGGTCTCGACCGCGTCCTTGACGAGGGCGGCGGTGAAGTCGAACGTGCCGTCCAGGGTGTCGGTGGAGGTGGCGGCGGTGCCGTGACCGTAGACGCCCATGCCGGACATGGCCGACGCGGTGGCGTACTTGTTGTAGCCCCAGATCTTCGAGGAGGCCTGGAGCAGGGTGTCCCGGGCGGAGGCATCCAGGTAGAGGGCCATGTTGCGGCCCAGCAGGCGGGAGGCCGACGCCATGACGTCGTCGAAGGAGGCGTTGAGCAGGAGTTCCGAGACGGCGACGGCGTAGCCGTGCTCCGCGACCGTGATCGAGAACTGCGAGGCCGACAGGGCGTTGGTCTGCATGCGGACGCCTTCGACCAACTGCGAGGCAGCGCCGAGGTTGTTGTAACGCATGAAGTTGATCGTCAGACCGGGCTGAACGCCGAGTTCGGTCTTCTTCACCGCGAACTGCTCGAAGCGGAGAATCGGCATGGACTGGAACAAGATCTCCTTGCTCCAGATGGTCTGGATGGCCGCCCCGAGGGTGGAGTTGGCGCCCGAGTAGTTCGTCGGAGAAGCCGACAGGTTCGGGGTACCAGTGATCGCGCTAGGCATACTTGGATTTCCTTAGTTACGGGTACTCGACCGAATTACGAGTACAGTCCACGCTGGTTCTGGGCTGCCTGACCGACGCCCAACTGGCCCCGAATCTTGGCGTACTCCGACATAGGCATGTTCTGAAGGTCAGAAAGGGAGTACGACTTGTGCCCCGGATCAGTGTCCATAGGTCCGGTGGTGGAATAGCCGGTGGGGCTCACACCACGCATGGAGGCTCGCTGCTGAATTGCTGCCTGCTGGACCGACTCCAGGATAGCCTGGGTCTTGGCCTTGACGGTATTGAGCGAGTTCTCCACCTCCTCCGGCGTATTACCGCCGACGAAGTCGAGAAGTTCCGGAGCGATATTCTCGCTCTCCTCGCCGACCCGTCGCTGGATGTAGGACTGGAGGCTGTTGAACTCCTGCTCCTTCTGGAACAGAAGTCGCTCCTGCTCGCGCTCCTTCTCGAACTGCTGGAGACGCTGGTTCCACTCCTGCTCCTTGACGGCGAGCAGTTCCTTGGCCGACATGTCTTCCTCGGCCTTGGCCTTGGCGGCCTCCTGGGCCTGGCGCTGACGCTCGGCCTCCTGAGCCTGCGCGGCCTCACGGGCCTTGCGCTGCTCTTCGATCTCGGCGAGGAAGGTCTTGTTCTGCTCCTCCACGCTCTGGAGGCGCTTGTACAACTTGTCCTTCTCCTCCTGCCGCGCCTTCTGGATGTCCTCGACGGTGAAGCGAGGCTCAGCGGGCGGGGTGGCAGGCGGCTCAACGACAGCGGCCGGGACGACGATGACGGGGTCGCCACCTTCACCGGGCTGCGGAGCCCCACCTGCGATGGGGAAGATCGGACGGCCGTCCTTGCGGTGGCCAAGTACGGTGCTGGCGGGCACCGAAATGCCCTGGGTATGAAGCGACATGCGCTCTCGACTCCTAGTCGGTCTGGGTGTCCGGGTCTCGGCGAAGTCCGGCTCGCGGGCCGTACGCCTGTGTCACGATTTCGTTAGTCATCTTCTGAATCTCGGGCGCGGAGACAGTGCCGAGATCGACACCACCGGGAAGCGTCACCGGATTCGGACCCGCAGGCTGATTGATGGGGTTGCCATCCGCATCAGATTGCGGTGCAGGCGCATCCACCCCTTCAGGTGGCATTCCCGTCAGTTGCAGAATAGTCGAGTCGATCTGCGTCTTTAGCATTCGCAGAGCGCCCTGCTGCTTGGCGTCCTCGATCTGCTCTTCGAAGATCTCGCGGACCTTCTCGTCCGGGAACTCCTCGCCCAAGTCGTGGAGGGCTCCGCGCATGGATTCAAGGCCCATGGACATCTTCGCCTGGATCTCATTCAACTTGATGAGGGTGTCGACCGGCAGAGGGGCGGGCCATTCACACTCGGTGAAGTAGGCCATTGGGTCGAGGACGTCGATCATCATCGGCTGGTCGTCCTTCATGATGCCCTCGGTGTTGGGGTCATACAGCCGGGTTTCCGGCTCGAAGGTGAACAGCGTCTTGAGGATCAGTTCGTTGACCTTCTGGAGGCCGACGGAGTACTGCATCTTCTTCTGGTCGTACCGGGACATCATCGGCCGGTACATGATGGCCAGGGCCACGCCCGACGTATTCGACGCGGGCTGCATCTGACCGAGCGCCGTTTCCGGAACGCCCGTGAGTTCGTGCATGGAACGCTTGATCATCTCCAGGTACTGGAGCGGTCCCGCGAGGTCGACGCCATTCTCCAAGTTGAACACCTGGGCGTCCTTGGGAAGTCCACCCCACACCTTGCGAGGACCCTTCTCAAGGTTGCTCGCTTTCGCGCCCGTGATGATCGTTACGGGGGCGGCGTGGTAATTGATGATGTCGCTGATGTCGGTCGCCTTCTCGTTGTACTCACGATTCAGGCTGATGATGTCGGCGATATCGGAAAGACCCCACGGTGAGCCGCTGACCTGCGAGTTTGCGATGTGGACCACGGGTATGAGACCGAGCGGGTTCGGGCGGGAGTCGATGAGTTCGTCATTGAGGTATTCCTCAATGGTGGAATCCGTCAGGACCTCGACGTAGGTGTAGACGGAACGTGTCCCGTCCTCGCCGGTAGCCCAGAAACGGTACTTCAACTTGAAGCGGATCAGGCGGTCCCGGTCGTGCGGGTGCCATTCCGGGAAGCAGAAGGAACTGTTGAGCGGAAGAATGCGCACCTTGCCTGGCTGTGGTTGTCCCAGGTCATCTTCGAATGCAGGCTGATACGCGACCTTCACAAAGACGTCGCCGGAGACGCCGCCTTGCTGGCCCATCTCCCAGAGCAACTGCTCCTTGCGGTTGTCTACCTCCCACGCCCTCTTCAGGAGGGTGGGGATGATGTGCTCGTACTGCTTCACGCTCTTGAAGTGGACGCCGCGTCCGAACGTGAAGTTGTTGATGTAGTCGGCGAAGGCCTTCACGTAGTTGAACGTGATCTGGCTCTCTCCAGCCTCGCGGCGGTATCCCCAGTGATGTCCCAAGTAGTATGCAAAGTTCTGGGAATAGCGGTTGAGGCGCGGGCCGTGTACTTCAAACTCCTCGTCGGCCAATTCGACCAGGCCGAGAGGCGAGATCGACACAGTGAGGTCTGATCCCGAAGCCCGCATGCTGGGGCTAGCGAATGAAATGGCACCGCTCATGGAAAGGGTTCTCCGACTCAGATCTCGATGACGCGAGTGGGCTTGATCTGCCGCGTCTCTCGCTTGGCCTTGGCGCGGCTCTCGAAAGCCTCTCCGCGCTGGACGACGTTCCCGCTGGGCAGGACCTCATGAAGGACGTACTGTCGCGTGCGGTCGCCCTCCTCGGTCTCCACGGGAATTCCGCGAACGAGGTAGCGCCCGTCGATGAGGCTCTTCCCGACCGTGTCGCCCTTTTCGAGCGGAAGGCGGGGAAGAACCTCATCGATAGAGGCGCGGGGGGACCTGCGACGGTCGTTGAAGGCGACCACAGGAATCAGTCCTCGACGACAGCCGGGGACAGACGCTCGTACCGGCCGCCGTTGCGGACGACCTCTTCGTAGCGAACCGCCGCGTAGTCGGTGAACGAGCCCTGAGCGAACTCCCCGAGGTAGGTCGGCGCCTCGACCCAGGAAGCCGAGCCGACGTGGGCCCGCTCCGCCATGGTCTCCTGCGGCGACTTCTCGTAGACGTTGGCGTTGTGGTTGGGGCGGCCCGGAGCGGTGATGTAGCCCTGGAGCGCACCCTTGGTGAACTCGTTGGGGACATCCGTGTCCGTTGCCACGCCCTCCTCGAACCGCAGAGGACCACGCCGCACAGCGTTGTCGGCGATCTTTCGCTCGTAGACCGTGCCGACGCGCTCCTGAAACTGCGGGTCGGGTGCGAGATTTCCAGCCATTCCGTAATCCTCTTCCGATAGCGAGGTAACGCTACAAGCGTATGAGGATTACGGAATCGATTGTTAACTAGCGATACTCAGGAAAGCGCGCCCCAGACGGTACCGTTCGCCACGTTCGTAATGCTGTTCACCGTGATTGACCCCGGCAGCGAGGCAAGGGCCGAGCCATAGGCGCCGAATCGGTAGTTGGCCGGAGTCAGGTTCACGTTGGTGACACCCGTAACGACGCTGGCTCCACGGGCGACGGACGGCATGGTTGTGCCGCCCGACACGAGATAGGCAATCCAGTACGCGCCCGGAGCGAGCGAGTGCGAGGCGGCCATCGGCGCCGACTTCGGCCCAGTCGACTGCATGCTCGTGGACACGTCGGAACTCTGGTCGATGAGCACTCCGGCGCTCGTGTAGAGGCCGATGTACGTACCGGTCAGCGCTGCACCCGCACCTGAGACCACCCACCAGAAGGTGGAGACGGTCTTCGTCGTGCGCAGGAAGACCTTGGACAGAGCCAGCGCGCCGGACGACAGAGTGACT